TATAGGCGTGTGTTTTTTGGGGTTCAAACCAAGAGGGGTAAAACGGAGACGAAAACATGGCAAAAGATGGAACGATGAGAGGCGGAAGTCGGCCGAGATCCGGGCCGAAACCGAAGACAACGAAGGCAAAAATCCTGGACGGGGACGAGATCAAGAAGCCGAAGCCGGCGAAACTGAAGGGAGTTTCCTTGAAAGGCGTGGACATGCCGGACGTTGACGAGTGGCTGTCCGAGAAACAGGAAGACAATTCCGGATGGGATGCGAAGGATCTGACAGTCAAGACCTTCCTCTGGCTGAAGGAGCACGGATGCGAGAAGAAGGTCACGATCCAGCAGATCTACGCGTACTCGGTGCCGCAGGCAAGGTGGATACAATGCCAGCGGGCAATCTCAAAGTACGGATTACTCGGTGAGAACGTCAACACGAAGGTGGCGGACGTCTCGCCTTTCGTAAAGATGAGCGACATTTTCTATAAGCAGGCGGCGTCGGCCTGGTTCACGATCGCTCAGATCGTCAAAGAGAATGGAAGCGACGAGGTCGGATCTCCGGAAGAAGAATTGATGGCGTCGCTGATTGCTGACTGACATGGCAGCGCACAAACCGACGCAGCTGATGCTGCCGACATCGAAATATGACAGCGCGAAAGCCGACAGGGCGGTCGCGTTTTTTAACGCCTTGACGCATACGATCGGTCAATGGGACGGTGTTCCGTTTACCTTGCTTCCGTGGCAGGAGAAAATCATCCGTGATCTATTCGGCATTGTGGACAAAAAGACTGGTCTTCGGCAGTTCCGACAAGCCTACATAGAAATTTCAAAAAAGAACGGGAAGAGCGAGATGGGAGCAGCGCTCGCTTTGAAGCTGCTCTGCGCGGATGATGAACCGGCGGCCGAGGTGTACGGGTGCGCGAGCGACCGGCAGCAGGCGGCGATCTGCTTCAACGTGGCCGCGAAGATGGTCGAGCACAACCCGGTTCTCCGGAAGAAGATTAAGATCATCGAGTCCAAGAAACGCATGATCTATACACCGAACGGATCGTTCTATCAGGTACTGAGCTCGGAGGCGTACAGCAAGCACGGGTTCAATATTCACGGCTTGATCTTCGACGAGCTCCACGCCCAGCCGAACAGGAAACTGTTTGATGTCATGACGAAGGGCTCCGGCGACGCCCGGAGGCAGCCGCTGTTCGTGTACACCACGACAGCCGGCGACGACACAAAGAGCGTCTGCTACGAAGTCCATTGTAAAGCGAAGGACATCCTGGAAGGGCGGAAAAAAGATACGACGTTCTATCCGGTGATCTATGCAGCGGACGAGAACGACGACTGGACAGATCCGAAGGTCTGGAAGAAGGCGAACCCTTCGCTGGGCGTGACGGTGCCGATCGCCAGAGTGCGCGAGGCGTGCGAGCAGGCGAAGCAGAACCCGAGCGAAGAAAACACCTTCCGGCAATTGAGGCTTTGTCAATGGGTGAAGCAGGCGGTGCGCTGGATGCCGATGGAGAAGTGGGATGCATGCAACGGCGAGGTCAACCCGGCCGAGCTGGAAGGGCGGATCTGCTACGGAGGGCTGGACCTTTCGAGCACGAGCGACATCACGGCGTTCGTTTTAGTGTTCCCACCGGAGACGGAGGGCGGGATGTATTACGTCATGCCGTTTTTCTGGCTGCCGGAGGAGACGATCGAGCTGCGGTCCAAGCGCGACCACGTGCTGTACGACGTCTGGCAGCGCGAAGGGCTGTTCGAGGTTACGGAAGGAAACGTGATCCATTACGGGTTCATCGAGGCCTTCATACACGAGCTCGGGCAGCACTACAACATCCGGGAAATCGCGTTCGACCGCTGGGGAGCAACCCAGATGACGCAGAACCTGGAATACGACGGGTTCAGCGTGGTGCCGTTCGGCCAGGGCTTCCGGGATATGAGCCCGCCCACAAAGGAGCTGATGAAGCTCGTCCTGGAGGGGAAGATCGCGCACGGAGGAAATCCGGTGCTTCGCTGGATGATGGACAACGTGACCGTCCGGAAAGATCCGGCCGGAAACATAAAGATGGACAAGGAAAAGTCAACGGAAAAAATCGACGGCGCGGTCGCAATGGTGATGGCGCTCGACCGTGCGCTGCGGAACGGCAACAAGACGGACGAGAGCGTCTACGACCGGCGCGAAATGCTGTTCGTATGAAGATAGAGGGAGGATGCCCGGATGGGACTGTTCGACCGGTTCCGGCAGAAGAAGCCGGACAAAACACAAGTGAATAACTGGACGCTGACGACCGGCTGGCCGGCATGGTTCGGAGGGCGGTCGAGTTCAGGCGCCGACGTGACGCCCAGGAGCGCGATGCAGATCAGCGCGGTCTACTGCGCGGTCCGCATTCTGTCGGAGACGGTGGCACAGCTACCGCTCCATTATTACCGGACGGAGCGGAGGGAAGACGGACGCACGAAGGCGGTGCGGGAGTACGACAGCCCGCTCTACCGTTTGCTGCACGACGAGCCGAACCCGGAGATGACGTCGTTCATCTTCCGCGAGCTGATGATGGTGGACCTCTGCCTGTACGGGAATTTCTACGCCCAGATCGTGCGGAACAACCGAGGAGAGATCACGGCCCTGTATCCGCTGCAGCCGCAGAACATGACCGTCCTGCGCGACGAGAACGCCCGGCTGTTCTATCAGTACACCCGGACCGGAAACGGAGCAGATCCCGGAGAGGCCGAGACGATCATTCTGATGGACTACGAGGTGCTGCACATCCCGGCGCTGGGCTGGAACGGTCTGGTGGGCTACAGCCCGATCCAGATGGCGATGCAGGCCGTGGGCGCCAGCCTGGCGGCCGACGACTACGCGGCGACATTCTACGCGAACGCGGCGACGCCTTCCGGAGTGCTGGAGTTCCCAGGAGCCCTGAAAGATCCGGAGAAGATCCGGACGCAATGGGAAGGCGGGTTCGCAGGCGCGGTCAACGCCGGCAAGACGCCGGTGCTGGAAGAAGGCATGACCTACAAGCCGATCAGCATCAGTCCGGCGGAAGCGCAGTTCCTGGAGACGCGGAAGTTCAACGTGGACGAGATCGCCCGGATCTTCCGCATTCCTCCGCACATGCTGGCGGACCTGGAGCGGTCGAGCTTCAGCAACATCGAGCATCAGTCGCTGGAGTTCGTCAAGTACACGATCACGCCTTGGATCTCCAGGATCGAGCAGGCACTGAAAAAGAGCCTGCTGCTCCCGGCCGAGAAAACGGACCATTTCTGGAGTTTCAACCTGGAAGGGCTGCTCCGCGGCGACTACCAGAGCCGGATGAACGGATATGCGATCGGACGCCAGAACGGCTGGCTGAGCGCGAACGACATCCGAGAGCTCGAGAATATGAACGACATCCCGGAAGAAGAAGGAGGCGACCTGTATCTGGTCAACGGCAACATGCTGCCGCTGAAGGACGCGGGTGCCGCATACAACAACGCAGGAGGAGAGAACAATGCCGAATAAGAAATTCTGGGCGTTCCGATACGTCAAGAACGAAGCAGAGAACCCGGCCGAGCGCGAGCTGGTCATGGACGGACCGATCAGCGACGAGAGCTGGTGGGGAGACGAAGTCACGCCGGAGATGTTCCGCACCGAGCTGTTCGCGGAAGCCGGACCGGTCACCGTCTGGATCAATTCGCCCGGAGGCGACGTCTTCGCGGCAAGCGAGATCTACACGATGCTGCGGGAGTACGCAGGCAAGAGCGGCAAGGTCACCGTCAAGATCGACGCGCTGGCAGCCTCGGCGGCGAGCGTGATCGCGATGGCCGGAGACAGCGTGCAGATGGCGCCGACCGCGATGATGATGATCCACAACCCGGCGACGATCGCGATGGGAGACGCCGGCGAGATGCAGAAGACCATCGAGATCCTGAACGCCATCAAGGAGGCGATCATCAACGCCTACGAAACGAAGACCGGGCTGTCCCGGTCGAAGCTGGCGCGGATGATGGACGAGGAGACCTGGATGGACGCACGTGTCGCGAAAGAAAACGGCTTCTGTGACGAGATCATGTACGCCGAGGAGAACAAGGCGGTCGCGTTCAACATGGCCGCTGTGCGCAATCTGGAGCGCCGTGTGGTCGCCCAGATCGCCGAGAAGACGAAGGTCACGAAACAGCCGGAGCCGAAGCCCGAGATGGGCAGACCGGTCGCCGAGCTGATGGACGAGCTGAAAAAAAGAAAAAGATAAAAAACACAAAAAGAAAAAAACGGAGGAAAACATCATGACCAAAACCGAGCTGCAGGTCAAGAGGGCGAAAGCCTGGGATGACTGCAAAGCATTCCTCGAGAGCCATCGCAATGACAACGGTGTCCTCTCCGCGGAAGACAACGCGACCTACGACAAGATGGTCGCAGTCGTTGACTCGATCGGAGCTGAGATCGAACGGATCGAAGCGGTCGAGGCTCGCGACAAAGCTATGGTTTCCGGAACCGCTCCCATTAAGGAGAACCCGGAAGCCTCAAACAAGAGCGAGGTCCGTGCGTCCAAGGAATACCGCAAGGCATTCGTGGACTACATCCGCACCCGCAAAGCCAGCAACGCGCTGCAGGAAGACACGAACAGCGAAGGCGGCTACCTGGTACCGCTGGAGTTCGAGCGCGTTCTCTACGAAGCCCGCGACAAGGTCGATCCGATCTTCCAGCTCGCTGGCAAGCTCAACCTTTCCGCGAAGGAAAAGGCTGTCCCCTACGTGGCGTCCTACGGCGCTGCCAGCCTGATCGCTGAGGAAGGCTCCTACAGCGACGCGGACGACAGCTTCGGACAGGTCGTCTTCCACGCCTACAAGTTCGGCCGGATCTGCAAGGCCAGCGACGAGCTGATCGCTGACGCGGCGTTCGACATTGCCGGACATCTGGCCGCTTCCTTTGGCCGTGCCATCGGAAAAGCGGAAGCGTCCTATTTCTGGACCGGCGACGGCTCCGGAGAACCGAACGGCGTCATCACTGCTGCCGGCACCGGTGTGACCACTGCTGCCGCGAACAAAATCACGGCCGATGAGATCATCGACCTGTACTACAGCCTGCCGGAAGAATACCGCAACGGTGCGGTCTTCGTCTTCAACGATGCGACCGTCAAGGAGATCCGCAAGCTGAAGGACGGCAACGGGCAGTACATCTGGGTTCCCGGCTTCAACGGCCAGCCCGACACCCTGCTGGGCAAACCCCTGCACACTTCCGCGTACATCGACACCATCGCGGCGACCAAAGCCGTCGGTGTGTTCGGCAACCTCGCGGAGTGCTACAAGATCGCGGACCGCTCCGGCTTCGAGTTCAAGATCCTGAACGAGCTCTACGCGGCCAACGGTCAGGTCGGCTTCCGCGGCACCGGCAGAACCGACGGCAACGCGCTGTACGGTTCCACCGGACTGAAGAA